TACATTTAATGCATTATTGTATGGAAAACTGTTGATACCTACATTGTCATTTGCTGGAGATGATGGTCCAGAACAAACGACATAACCACTTACATGAACAATGTTACCGATTCTGGTGTAATATCCATTGGCAGTAGTAAAGCTTGCTGCTGATTGATCACCTGCGTTTTGATAGTATGGAGTTGGTGTCCAAGTTCCTTCTTCGTAGTGATCAAGAGCATCGCTAGATGCAGTGCCTGTGGCACTGTTAGTTTGACCAGTAAATGTAAGAGTACCTGCTGTATCGATGTCTCCATCAAATGTGGCGCTGCCGTCATAGTTAAGTACAGCAGAACTATTTCCGATATTTAAGGCGGCATTAGCACCAGTACCACCTACATAAATAGTGCCACTGTTTGTCAAGCGTATGCCTGATGTGCCAGCCGAGAACGTGCCAACATCAACAGCACCCGCAAATGTGGCGCTGCCGTCCGAACCTTTTAAAACTATGCTAGTACCACTGACATTTTTAAGGATTAACCTAGTATCAGAAGTTCCAGATCTATACAAACCACCAATATTTGTACTGCCATTTTTAACTTCAAAGGCGTAAGTATTGTTTGCAGTTGTGCTTGTTACTGTACCATCCGCAGTTAGGTTACTACTTAATGTAAGATCAGCACCAGTAGCACCTGCCGATAGGACTCCAGTACTACCAGCAGTTCCGGAAGCATTTCCAGTTACGTTACCTGTAACATCACCTGTAACATCACCAGTTAGATCACCTGTAACATCACCTGTAACATCACCAGTTAGATTACCTGTAACATCACCAGTTAGATTACCTGTAACATCACCAGTTAGATTACCTGTAACACCACCAGTTAGATTACCTGTAACACCACCTGTTGCAGTAACAGTTCCTGCAAATTCGGCATTGCCAGCAGCATCGATTTCTGATGTGAGTCCAGGAGTTCCTACTTGTCTACCCTTCCAAAGAGCCTGTGCGCTAATGTTAGCAATATAAATCTGTCCACCGCTGCTTACACTAAATCCAGCATTAGTGGATGTCTCGTCGATATTACCACCAGGAAATTCAGTAATAGGATATGTACTGAAACCGTATGGTACATACATTGATCCACCAAAGACCGCTTCAGTAACCATCTGACCAGGAGTTATCTGATCTGCAGTTTTTAAATATAATGCACCTGTTGTGGAATGTAACTCGTCATTAACTTGGAGATCTCCTAAAACTGTCGCACCTGCAAGACTAGTTACAATTTTTTTAGCACCGTTATAGTAAAGTTCGACAGGACCATCCTTGAGAGCTGTAATATATTTTTCGTCACTATCAGATTCTGATCTGATAATCAACGCATCGGAATCAATGAATGATGTCTGAACACCTGCGCCACCATCGTAGTAAATTTTGAAATCAGAGTCATCTCCAAAAACTGCCTGATCTCCATCTCCCCAGAAAGTTTGTGCTTGAAACGTTACATCACTTGAAAATGTTACATCACTTGAAAATGTTTTATCACCAGAAAATGTCTGGACACCATCAACGGCGGTATCCAAGTCTACTGCTATTTCATTAATCTCTTGACGCTGCTGTTCTAGCGTAAAACTATTTGGTACGTTTCTTAATGTCATTTGATTAACTGCTTAAGGAGGGACTTTATTTCGGACATTTCTTCCTTCAAAGTATTTAGTTCAGAGACTACATTTCGGAACTCGTTAGAAAAAGATTTGCGAGAAGATTTAGGAGCAGTTGAAACAATTGCCCCTGTAGTTACATCTCTAACAAATCCATCTTGACCCTCAACTTTTATATAACGTTGCATATCAGAATGAAGCTACTGCTCGCAGATCCTGAATCTTGGGGACATATGAAGGGTCGTCGGTTTTCATGACGATCTTAATAGCGAAAGAAGAAAATTCTGTTAACTCCTCTTCACTATATCTCAATTCTTGATAAGAAGACTGCTTCTCAAATTGTCCTGAAATACTATTTTCTGCTGTTGCAATTTCATTAAGTTGATCAGGAGCTCCAGTACCATTAAAATATTCCCAGTTAATATCATCAAAATTCTGCTGGGATGCAGCAGGTTTAATCTTATAGAATACTTTAATGTTTTCTATGTCTCTGACATTTACCGTCAAATATGTATTGATAGAAGATGCTGGATTATTAATGAAGATCTCCTTGGTAACATACTTTGAAGCACTAGAGGTATTGATAGAACCATTTTCTGCAACGTAGTCAACGCCTTGACTGAATGACATTTTACTAACTTCTGCAAATTTGGAGGTTTCAAAAGATGATCCGTCGAAGTCAATTAAATCACCTACCCTGAAAATATCAGCAATTTGATCTGATGTTTGACTTTCCCTTGCATAATCACTACCTAAAGTAATTTCGCTAGTAAAATCATTATTAATTGGTTGCTTATCATTTTCTAAAGTTAGTAGTTTTGTTTTGGAATCCCAAGAGATTACTTTACTGCTAATCTTGTTCTCATATTTTTCACTTCTAATTGATGGGTTGATAGCATTTACAGTTGCCCCAACAACAAAGTTAGGTACTTGTTCAAAAATACCAGAAGAAGAAATAGTTATGGTTAAGTTTTCGTAATCGCCACCACTTTCAGATTGGGTGCTGAAGAACAGATTTTCGCCAACAGTAAACTGTAAACTATTTTTAATTTTTACATAAACATCATTATCGATCACACGCAACACTTCAGACTCTGCTCCGGAAGTTTGACCAGTAACATTTTGATTAGTTACTGCCAAAATATCTGCTCCACCACTTCCGTCATTGTTACCAGTGATTGTAAATTTGTATATGGGATACATTTTAAGGATTTGATATCTCTTACCAAATCTTTTTTCAGAACCAGAAGCGTTATCAACACGGTTAGAAATAGTTTTAACAGATGCTGTACGCAAATCAATAACAGGAGACAGGTGTGATACCTCGGAAGAAAGATTAATTTTATATTGTAAAGAGCTATCAATATCATTTACAACTTCATTAATTCTTGAAGTAATCATTTTTTGATTTAGGAAATATTGTTCTTCGTTTAAGAATGTAGTTTCCATATCAGAAACATCATAAGAACTGTAGTCTTGTGTAGAAGAATCTACAGGAACTACATTTGTAGTTTTTACAAAACTATCAATTTTCGTATTTGATAATTGTAAGTAAGGAATTTGAGCGTAAAGTTTTTCGTACTTTCTATTATAAGAAGCAAGAATAGTATCTCCACCACCAAAACCTGTGTCTGATGCTCTAGAAGGACCTACGATATTATAACTATCGATACCGACGTTAGAAACAGTATACAATGATGATTCTATATCAATCTCATTATATCCAGCAAAATCATCTACACCACGGAAGAATACTTTTGAAATGCCAGAATCTTCAAATCCATGATCTCTATGATAAACTTTGACAATGTTACTATTATTTTTAAACAGTTCAGATGTTGCTGTACTGTTAGCAAGAGCATAAGTTTCAAATGAATCCGGATCAAGTTTTTCATACCCGAGATCTTCATTCTTGATATTGAGTTCTGCAACTTTGGTTGTATCAAATTCTGCTCTATGTACAGTAAATTTGACATCTTCAAACAGATCTTCCGTCCAGTTATCTACATTCTGTGATTTGAATACAGAACCAAGTAATGGTTGAGCATTAACAACTAAACCAGAAGAAATATCAGTTTCTCCTAAACGAGAAGCCCAAATCTCATATTCAGTATCATCGCATTCGATGTTGATAGCATATTCAGTATTATTTTGTAAATATACTGGATAATCAAATTTAAATGTTGTTGCTATTGTAGACTGGATAGAATCTCCAGTATCAGAAGCAATACCCATTCTTACTGCAGGTTCATTAATAGTTAGTTTTGATCCAATGACAGCGCCGGTAGCACCATTACCAGAACCTCTAACAACAACTGATGGTGGGTCTGTATATCCTCTACCACCTAAAGCAATTTCTGCCAAGTAAAGTTGACCGTTATCAACTTTTGCAGAACCTGTAGCAGTGCTTCCACCAGGAAGTTGAGGACTTTCGATAGTAATAGTAGCACCTTCATAACCAGAACCGAGGTTAGTAACATCAAGAGATGCAACTCTACCAGAGTCTTTAGCAATCTTTAATCCTACAGTGGCATTATTTGCATTGTTGAACTGGGTAACTGATGTGAGAGTAATATCTTCATTAGCAAAGAACGAAGAACCATTATGATTACTCAATACAAATGTGTATACCTGTTCATTTGTAATAGAAATCTCTCCATTACTTGATGCGAGTACTTCAAAATTATTTCTATCCAATACTTTTGAAATAGGACCAGAAGCAAGAGATCTTCTACCCGTTACATATTCACCAAGTTTGATAGTAATATTTCCAGAAGAATAAACTTTAAGGAAAGTGTCTGGATATAAAGTAACTTGTGACCCAGGAATAATATACTTACTTGGTTTCTCGCTTTCTACATTAGTTAGATACACTCTCAATGGAATAGTAGAACTCTTCTTGGCAAAGAACAAATCTACTGCTGTAGCAAACATACCACCATCAAAGTTTTCTACTTTGAAAGTTTGTGCTAGAGGATTTGGTCTGGATTTATTTTCTGTATTACTATCAATTAACTGCACACCTTCGTTTGATTTAAAGATCGCTGGAGCAGTTGAAATAATAGAAGCAGGATTTTCTGGGAGAACACCGGTTGCATAGAACTTAACTTCAGCATAACTATCTACAAAATCTTTATTGGCATCAGTGGAACTAGAAGTAAATCTAATATTCTTGACACCTGTAGAGAAGAATAATTCTTCGGAAGTAGTGTCATACTGCGTTGTATTAACATCGCCAGACCATGAAGTATTCATTCTTGGTGCATAACCAGCAGGAACTAAAATAATTCCACTAGCATTACCATATTCATCAGTGGTTAAAGTATTATTAAAAGTAGTTAAAGAGTTTCCGGCAACACCAGTAAATCTGGAATCGGGATTGACCCAACGACCAATACTTCTTTGATCCATGAATACATAAAGTTGAGTCTTGGGTTTAAGTCTCTTAAGTACAAACTTAACAGGAATTGATCTTGCGAAGAATCTCAATGCATTTGCAACGTTAGTTCCATTAATTGTTTTATACCCAACACCCTTTGCAATCTCATTATTTTGTGGACTTACATTAGAAGTACTTCCTACACTAGCAGAGTTTACCGTAGAATCAGAAATACTACTGTTACTTTCGCCAAAACTATTAATGTTAAAGAAAGATTTATTAACACCAACCCAGTTAATAACGAATGAATTGTAGATGCTAGAAAATGCTGCCCTAACATCTTTTTTACCAAGGAAGATAGAAAATAGATTCGTATTATTTTCTGTTACTAATGGAGCAACCGTTGTGTTATACCATTGATCAATGTTTGGAATTAATGCCGCATCACCCACATATTGTAGAATTACGAATGGATTCGGATTGATAGTTTTAGTTGCAAATGCATTAGAAGCATAAGAAACATTATTATATGGTAGTGTAATGACACCATTAGAATTTTGATATCCATCTAGTTTCCTTTGTTCGTCTCTAGTATTAATTTCGATCAAAGAAAAACTATCTTCTTTAGATTGTGGACGCAAAACAGATTGTTGTGGATCAATAGCACACAAGTAATCTAAAGACTTGATATTACCAACTTGATGAGTTTCAAAATTGTCAACAACAAAACCACTCTTGGTTTTATCAATACCCAAAACATCCTTTACTTGCATGTTAAGAGCTTGCTGCTCTAGGATACTTAATGTCGTGTAATATTCTAAACGCTCAACACGTTTTTCTAACTTACCAATATCACGCATCGTATATCTACGATTATCAACAGGAATAATTCTTACATCCTTACTTGATTTGGTAAATGCTGGGACATAAACATAATAAAGAGGAATACCATCTTCAATAATTTCCGGTTTGGATGGATTGAGCGAAGAGTTGCCAGTCTTAATTAAAAACTCTCCTTTTTGATTAAGAAATACTCCATCAATTCTATCTAGATATTGAGACTCGCTAAATGACATTGTATAAGGAAGAAGTCTACTAGATGAAGGAGTACTAGATACAGAACCTCCATCACCAATAAAACTAATGTAATCTGCTTGAGACAACAACGATGAATCTTGATAACCAGCAATAATTGTATTTGAATCTACTTTGGGTCGGAAGTCAATGACATTCTTTAGATTTACAATACCGTATACTGTACTATTGAATGATGGGATATCATCAGCGACGACACCTGCCTCATGAATATATGAGTCAACAGTGCAAAAATCTCCTTGCGAATGCTGGAAGTAATCAAACGCAACCACTATTTGACCTGTTGGTGGACTAAACCCTGGTTTTAATACAATCCTTGATACGTCATAGAATGTTTCTCTCTGACCATCATCAAACGTAAACCGGTTGGTTATATCTGTACCAACAACTAAATTACCATTTACGTCTACAGTTGGTGGGGAAGACGCAGAACCTTCGTAAATATATTTGATAGCATAGACATCAGAATAACTAAATGACTCGGTACTCTCATCATCGTAGTTAATTCCTCTCAAAGGAATAACTCTATCACCAGGTGCTCTGATAATAATTCTCAAATCTGAAACTGATGTTTTTAACTTCGGTCTTCCTTTTGATACTTCAATAGTGGCAGTTAATTTAAGTTTAGGGAAGTTAGAAACATTAGATCCAAAGTAGTTACTTGGAAATGCGATAGTGATACTACCAGAAGACAACCCGGAAGTTGCATCAGTAGTATTTAAAATATTAACATATTCTGGTCTCAAGTAAACAATATCACCTGTCTCTACTCGATTAGAATCACCTTTGTCTAAAATAGTAACAACAAAATCTTTTTCATTAAAATCAACAAATCTTTGAGTACCAAAATCTAACTGTGCTGCAAAAGTAATTTCTCCACCACTACTAGACCCAGTGGTTACAAAATCTCTTCTAATATAATATTTAATTTTAGTGTCTTCTGATGTTTTAATTAAACTACTAACTTCTTTACTTCCAGTTGGGAATACTAAAGTTGAAGTTGCTGTATTATTAATAATAGGACGCAACCTAACAACCGAAGTTGAAGTTACTTTTTCTGGAAGAGCACCATTTAAATAAATTCTTGATTTTGTGGTTCCTTGACTATCGGTAGCGTAATCAACAATATATTTGTGAATTACTCCAGTGTCATCACTGAATTGGATTGCATCACCTTGAATAAGATATTTTCCAGCACTTGCGCCAAAACCAGTACATTCCAAGAATTTATATCCTTTAGTACCAGAAAAATTAAATTCAGTTACTGCTGTTGAATTGGAATATGTAGGATCGACAGTTTCTATATCTGCTGTAAATACATTTCCAGAACCATAAACAGAATATAAAGACTTTACATTATTTGCAGAATAGTTAAGAACAGTGTTCTTAAACAATACTGGTAATACCTTTGCTTGAATAGTAAAAGCTCCGGTAAAGTCAACTACTGGAGGTGCCACATAATCTAAAGAAACTGCATCTCTATTTAAAATTTGTACCTTGTATAAAGTTCCGCCACTAACACCAACGCTAATATCGGATGACTGAAAAGATCCAACAAATACATCTGATGGTTCATATTGAACACCATCAATAGAAATTTTTGCAGTGCTGTCGTATCCAGTTCCTTGTCTGGTTACAATAAAATGTGAAATAGTATTCTCTTTAGCGATTCTTAAAATACCACCTTCTTCATTTGTGATTGTTTCGCCTGATTTGAAATTACCGGATAAAGTTTTTACATAAAGACTTGCACCTGTAGACAAAAATCCATTACTATTTCCTTCGATTATACCATAGGCACCACTTTGAGAACCTACAATATACTTACCAGGACTGAAATCTGAAGTAATACTAGAATCAACTAATAATCTAGTAAAGAATACTGGATTAAAATATGACATGTTAAAAATGCCATTATAAGTTTCTTCTCCCGAAGATAACCTACCTTTAGAAATAACAACATCGGTATCGGGATTAAATCCTGTTGCATTCTTTAAAAGAGTAAAATCTTTTGGTTTTGCTACTCCAATTAATGGTGTGATCGTCTGATCATAATCAACAATATATCCAATTTCATTAATTTCTTGTTGAGCATCTGATTCAGATTTATAAAGAAGTCTTCTTCTAGTACTTACATTATCATCATACTCAATAAACAAAAGATCTAGATAGTCTTTTCTTCCAGCAACTGTTAGTTGTAAGAATTGGGCATTAACATCACCTACTTCTGGTCTTGTTACTTTTGCAAAAGAAATAGTCTCAACACTTTTTACCGTAGATACTGCGTTAGATGATGTTCTTGACTGAACAAAATAGATATTTTTAAGATCGGCGCGATCAGCAGGTGTATTTGGTTCGATGCTTGATTCGTCAATCAACCCAAGATCTAAATCTGAAAACAAATAGATTGTCTTAATAGCATCATCTTTACTAAAAGACTTACCTCTTCTATTTAAAGTTTGTAGATAATTAGTAGAAACTTCTAAATCATTTGATCCAATAGTTCCATCATTATATACAGAATTTAAAAAGATAGTTGGGTATGCAGTAAGTTCAGAACCTTCAGCATTTAGGGGTACACTATTATAGACATTAGTAATATTAAAGCTAGAAACCCCATTGGTTTTAATATTAATATTATCTCTGGATAAAGTATTTCTTGCTTTGTCTAATTCTAAATACTTGGTTTCCTTATTTACAATTTCATAACCCCGAACATATGCTTTTCCTGGTCCGACAGAAAGTAATAGTTTCTCTGTAGCTTCTGACGGCAATAATCCATTAACCGTACCATCAGTGTCTGCTGTATAAATTCCCAGATTACCATTTCTCTGGTAATACTCTCTTACTTCAGTGTCGAAGTTATCTACAACATAATCACCAGACTCATCATATGTTCTTCTTGCTAGAGTCTCTTCGATTAAAGTATAATCAACTTTTCTAACCTGGCGCTCAATAACACCATTTTTGATAGATAACAGTTGAATAAAATTCTTTTCTGGAGTTTCTGTGTACTCGTACTTGATAAGATCTAATTTGATCTGTAATCTATGGGCACCTGGAGATGCGAAGTTAGAAGATCCAGTTGCATTATCATACAAACTAGGATCTTTTTCTGGAGTTACTACAGATTCTGATACATTAAAACCAACTTTTGTTGATGGCGTTTGAGTATATCCGGAAACAATAATAAGTCCCTCATCATTACGAACAAAAAATCCGTTAACAAAATAGATACCTTCTTCTACTTTAACAGCAGAACCATATCCCATAGCGGGACTTTCTACAAAAGATACTACACCTGTATCTGGATTTGTTACACTAATAGTTGTAGGTAGAACACTCCCGTCAGTGCCAACAACGAGAAGAGGGCTATTAATGCCATCGACAATTTCCAGAGTTTCTCCTTGGCGGAAAGATTGTTCATCACCACCGTCTCCTGCCGTCAAATACTTTACATAAATTGTGTCATTACTATTTTCTGTTGCTTTTGATATAGTAAGGACTAGTGCTACAACCCCAGAAGACAATCCAGAAATCTTTTGTCCTACTAAATTTTCGATATCGTATTTTTGATATACGATTTCTCCGTCAACATTAACAGCAACTTCAGAAACTGAAGATAATTTTACAAAATCTAATTTTGTATTCAGACCAACTTCTCCAGGGATGACCAAATCGCCCTGCTTAAACTGATTCTTGCCATAATTCTCAATCTGATTTTGCAGAATAGACTGGATACTATTCAGCTCCCTACCCTGAATCGGATAGGAAGGTCTGAATAATACCTTATAGAAGTCTTTCCCGGAATCGTAATCGTCGAAATATGGGATAGCGTTAAGATTAGTCTTCTGTGGCATTGTAATATACTACCGTCTGGTTGAATTAATTAATAAATCAGAACTCGATGACTAACTTGATATCTTCAATTTGATCAGCTGCTCTAGTAATTAGTCTTCTGTTCTCTATGTATATAAGATCTCCAGAGTTATTTTCAATTTCTGGATTTGCTAAACCATCCGTAAAGATAGAACCAACTAATTCAGTTCCGTCTACTAAAGCAGTTTCTACAGTTCCTACTGATCCAGATTGAGATCCGGTCACATTATTTGCGGCATCTGACTCAAATGCTCTTACAACTCCAGTGTCTTTATGAAGACTTGGTGTTTGAATGTACTTAAGAACGCCACTTCCGGGAGTGCTTGGTGTGGGAGAAGGACTTCCTGCATCAAGAGTCCAAGAAACTACAGTACCATATGCAGATCCTCCACCAACAGTTTGGGTAATCATTTCATCAGAAATATAATTCCCAGTCGCTCCAGTAATCTTGATTGCTTTCAGACCATTAAGAGTATCTGATGTGGCGAAAGTAGATGTACCGTACTCAAGGGGATCTTTGATAATACCAATACGACGGAAGTCATTATCTACAGGGAAGTCGCCAGCATTCTCAATGAAAGTGAGGCGAATGTTTGTCATAACTCTCTTGGAGTTAAGTTCCATCTCAAAATCAGAACCATGACCACCTTGTGGAGGAAGAATAGGATCTAATGCAGGAGTATCGGTTGCAGTTACAGTTTCTGGAGTTGTGAGTGCAGAATCTGCAAACAATCCAATAGCTTCTGTGCTTCCAGCAGTACCCAAAGGAACACCGGTAACGAAAGGAATAGATGCATAAGTATAACCAGATCCTGGTGTGATTACTTTAGCAACAGTAACTACTCCTGCATCGACCGTGACTTCTGCTACAGCACCTTGACCATCTCCTACTACAGAAGCATAGAATGTACCCGATACAGGAGCAGTGAGAGTGCCTGGGTTGCTGATTAAAGCAATATCCAAAGCACCATCAGTTGCAGCTGCTTCGGTTGCTACTCTAGTTGTTTCTCCAGCAGCATTGATTGGCATAAAATCAGTAGACAAGAATGCCAATACATCATCAGTTGGGATGGTGTACATATACTTCCAGACATAAGAATTGTCAGGAGCAGTAAAAATGCCGTTTGAGTAAGTACCTAAACCAGCTTGAGGACTGGTCTTTGGTTCGTGAGCAATGTTTACGCCAGTAGGATTCGCTACAGATTCTCCATTATAGAGACACTTAAATACTTCATACGATTGATTCATGATATAAAATTTTGCATTAGAGATAGACGTTCCTCCCAATGCCGTAGACTTACCTACTTGACCACCACCTGCTGGAGTAGCAAAGTAATCCGGTTTCCACATGTCAAATTTTGGATTATCAATCAAATTCCAGTTGTAACGTCTTACAACATGTCTAGCATAAGAACTAGTGATTCTTTTGGCAGCAATAATATCATCATAGATATGATATTTTTCAGTTTGGTTATCTAGAGGAACCGGAGGAATATTTTCTGTGGAGAATCTGTATACTCCCGTAGTTGCTGTTACTAACTTATCTGCATTAGTTGTCTGATTATAACCCGTTAACGTCGAACCGAGAGCAGGAGCATCGGTAACTAGAGGACCAATGCTTGAAAGAAGCAAAGAGTTATCAAGAACTTTGGTTACAGTTGCTTTGAAAGTTGCTCCTGCCCATGATGCTCCGACATAGACTCCATCACCAACGGCAAACGAGTCTGCTCCGTCTGTTGAATAGATTTCTAAATAAGACTCCCATGCCTGGGGTCTACCAACAAAGAAGTACATTCTACTCCTTTCACTGCCAGTGTCACTAGAACCTTCTGACAGGGATTCTAGGAACTGCTTTGCATTAAAAATTCTGAACTTTTCCGAGATAATAGCAGCCATTGAGAGTAAGGTTACGGGGTTGATTTCTGTGTTATTTATATTTATACTGCATATTAAGCAGTTGTTGCGTTACCAATAGTTCTTAAGATGTCTCCAGCAGAATGATCTACTTCTTGAGTATTATCAACTCCTCTGGTTACGCCAAGAAATCTATCGGAAAGTTTGGAAGTATAAGAAATAACTTCTTTTCCTACCAATAATTTTCCAGAACTTGGGAAATTAGTAGTGTCAGGGATATAGAGTAGATTGCTACCAATCAATAAATCAGAATCTAAATATGAACCAAGTTCTTGAATAGATGGAATTCCGAAGTTCAATACTCTACCAGTAGTTGAAATATTGCTGTCAGTAATAGCATAATTTTCCATCCAGGTATCATTGCCATCATCAATAGACTTAAATTCACTGAAAGTTGTATCCAACTGTTCTATGGTAATACCAGAAACATTTGCATAACCAACATCAATATATAGAGACTCAATAAAATCTCTTACTGATTTTCCAGGTAGATAATGACTATACAAGTATTCTGTATCGCCCATCGGATTATTATTAAGATCCAAAACACCAGTTTGATGATGTTTTGTAACTGGGTGTAGATAGGTACTATAAGAAAGATCTTCAACTATTTCGTAATCAACTTCAACAGTAGTTTCATTCCAAGACAAGTTATTGTTTTGGGTAGTTGTCTCTACAATAGATTTATTTTCAAAATGGGTAGTATCAAAAGATACTGCTACTGGGTCTGGAGTAATAAAACATACCAAAATTTCTTTGTAATCAACCGGAGATGGTACTCTCACAGCAGTTACAGATTCTATCAATTCTCTATCCCAGAGATAGACCTCACTAATGATGCTAATAATTTTTACAGCACCGTAGATACCATCTTGAGATTTCAACTTGAGGTCAAAAGAAGATTCTGGATATCTATTTCCACGTATAACATTATATCCCCTAGATACAACTACTCTTGGAGCAGTTTTATAACCAGACCCACCATCAATCAAAACTAAATCAATAATCTGACCACCGTACACAACAACTTCCGCTTTCGCTCCACCACCATCAGGAGTAGAGGGAATAAAGTTTAAGACAGGTGGAGTGTAGTATTGATATGCAGTAGGATTAATTAAAATATTATTATCAAAATACTGTTGTAAATCTCTTTTATTCCAATCAAGACTGGTAACTACCCCATTATCAATATTTGCAGTAACACTTAATCCTTCTCCTTTAGTGTCTTCGTTATAAGAACCCACACTGACTTTACTAAAGAAACTATTAGAAACTTGCTCTCCTAAACGATATTCTTTAGTTTTTACAAACAGAGGCATACTAAAGACTTCACGCTGATCTATTTCGCCATCAATCTGTATAAAGTCTCCTACTCTTAAATTAGGATGTTCTTTAATAATAAAACTTGTATAGTCATAACTATCAGTTAAATCTGTAGTTTGTAAGAAAGGAGAATAGTTACTCTCAACTCTATTCAAAAGTCTTTCATTTTGTTCTGTTAGTAAATATGAAATACTAAATGAATCAAACGAAACACTAATAACATCGGTAGTTCCAGTAATAGTACGTCTAGAGAAATAAACAGGTTCGTCAGCAACCAAATCTACATTTTGTGATCTGATAGACATTTCCCAGTCATCACCGTTAGAACGACCAATATCAATAACTTCTCCCCAAACTCTTTGGGTGCCACCAACAATTTGATAAACAGTAGTTTTATATGAGGTGTTTTGTTTAAACCATGAATCAACTTGATTTCTGGTTCCTGCTCCAGAAAAAGTAATACTTGTTCTATTGTAATAAGTATTTGATTCAAAATCAAACAGTGTTACTGTGGTGTTATAGGTTTTACCATAAAAATATAAAATGTCAATCTTTGCATTGGTATACGTACCATCTGTTTGTTTAGTAAATTTTACCGGATCAGCAAACGTAATAGAAGGGCCATTTATTCTGTAAGAAATAGAATCTCGTTGTAACACACCGTCAACAAAAACATATGCATATAATGGAGTGTCAAAGTTTTTAACTCTTCCACTATAATCAAGAATTTGATAAGAATTTGAAACACTATTAAAAGGTATTAGTTTTTCATTAATACTTAATCTTTCATACGAACCTACACTATACCCAAAGAAATACTCTTCATTTTGTAACTGATTAGGAACTCCTTCATAAAGGTCTTGATAATTTTTGGGAGCTTTAGAGAATACGATTTGATCAGTTTTTACAGAACTATTGAATCTTCTGATCTCATACGAACCTTGTTGCAAGACAGCATTTAAATAGATTAAGAAGTTTTCATTTTCGTCAGATTTTACAATAGAGTTATCTTCATAAAATAGATCAAAAATTCTTGTTCTGCCATCAAAACTATTAGAGATATTTTTTAACTTTTTCAGATACTTGTTGTTATCTACGTCTTCTCTAAATTCAAAACCTCTAATATAATATTCTTGTGCAGGAACATCTATAATTTCTCCATCTACATTGCTCTGTCTCTTTCCAAAAGGTGGTTCGTAGAAAGTAATTTGGTTACCATTAATTTTATATGAATAACCAGGATTTTGAGCCACACCATCGATGGTAATCATAATAGACTGATTATTATTTGGTGTAAAAGCAGTTCCTGTTTTTTTGTCTTTAAGAGTAAAAGACTTATTACCAATTTTTAATCCTGTCGAAGGATCGTATCTACCATCAAAATCTGGAGACAATACGATCTCTCTAACTCTAGTCAAAGTTTCGTCAAAAGAATCTACTGCCGCAGATCCTTCTCCTCTAACTACTGTGGTATCTTCTACTTTAACAACTGAAGTAGTGATAGTTCTTCTGGTTGTCAATGAAGAAACCGCAGTTGTTGGTAAAATAAGATAGCTAGTTAGTTTTTCAGAATTTGGTTGGTTATCAACCATTCTAGATTCAGAAAAAGATTCTATAGAAACTTCTCCAAACATTTTGAAACCAGCAGGATGAGTAGTATCTTTTACTACGTTTCTCCATTGCTTAATCGGAGTTTTACTTCTAACTACATAAGAATAATCTTGATAAAAGAATGAATCCGTAATTCTTTGATTGACGGAACTTAACTTTCCTCTATCAGAATTAAATTTGCCGAGGGTTCTTGCTCTGGTAGAAGAAACTGGAGTAAATTTAGTTTTTGAAATAGAAGAGATAGTAGCAGTTTTTCCTTTGGACTTGCCGGAAATATTATATCCTTCTCGGAATACTCCATCGACATTAACTAAACGTAAAATATTAGATCCTTTATTCCATCCATTAGAAGCAACTTTACCAGAAGCAAAAACAACTCCATTTATTTTTTGCTCAATGATTTCTCCATCAGCAAAAGAATCTAAATCAAAGTTATACAAGGTTAAAACTTGTGGAGATTCGTAGAAAGATTTAATTGAATCATCGTCAAAATAAAATGATCCGTAGTTAATAAACCTAATACTTTGAGGAATGCCAATATCAGTTGACTCAAAAAACAATTTATTATCGGTCTCTATAATATCAATTTTTGGTGTTGATAAGTAGTTTCTACCGCCATTTATAATTTTAACTGCGGTAATCATACCACCATCACTTTGTACTTCAATTTCTAGTCCAGTTCCGTCACCAGAAACAACTGCTTTGGGAGAAGAATATCCCTGACCAGCAAAATCAATTGTCAAACTACTAATAGAATTTGTGGATGCATCACGAAGTGCTGTTACTTCTGCTCTATATCCTGGAGCAGGAACAACACCTTTAATTACTGGAAGAGATTCGTAGTTCTCTCCAAGATTATCTAATTTAATAGAAGCGATTTTTCCTACAGACCTGCCAGTATATCTAATATCTCCTGACCCGTCATATTGAGGAATGTCATTCAACGAATAAACAAATTTATTTTCGGTTGTGAATACAACTCTCTTAAGTCCAGCAAGAGGATCCTCTTTTACTCTCAAGAAAGAATTATTAGTATCTGTTTGTGAACTGGTTAAGAAATAATAATAAGTAGTGTAATCAACAGTTTTTCTTTTAATATCGCCAATATTTGCACCATATCCCAATCTGATCCTTACGAATGATCCAGCATTGCCAGGTTCTGCTAATCCAACTTCTTTTTCTTCAGTAAACACATTATAATTTGCGCTGGTAGAAATATCTAAATACGATCCAAGCATTGAAGGATGACTAGTATCAAATTTATAGAAATAATATTTTTGAATATCGATAATGGGGTTGGTCAAGTAGTTTACATTATCTAATGAAAATAGTAACCTATCATTCAACGAAGATACACTGGATACAGATACAATTTTTGCAGGAGCACTTTGATCAGCAAAAGATGAAACTTTAGTTAGTTCTCTAGGGTTGACAGCATCAAACCCGTAGTTAATAACTAACTTGTGTGTATTTTCGTCGTATGAAACTACATATGGATCATTGACATCATTTCCAAAGAGTTGAGCTCCTGGAGTAAATCTATATCTAGGTTTATAAGATAGTACTGTAGATCCTGCGAGATGGTTTAAAGCACTAGTTCCATTAACACCTCTTTCTAATCCAACTTTACGATTAACTGTATCTACTGATGTCACTTTTACAATTTCACTTCCTACTTCTAAAAGATCATTTTCAGAAAGAGAGAATACTTTATCTAATACAATATCTGTTCTCTCTACGCCAAGACCTACAGCATTAACAGATACTAAAGGAATAGCAGTACTTGGTGCTGGCTCAACATTGATAGTACCAACTGCTTCTGGATGACTTATACAAACAAAATAGTATGTACCGGGAATTGTTGGAGTAAATACAATATTTTGTGTATCATCAGTAGACCCATTGTTAGTTGCTTCATTTGATGGAGTGGATGTTGCAATTTCTAATGCAACACCATCTTCCCTAACGTTAGTAGAGTAATCAGAAACAAACCATACTGGATGCACACCTTGTGATGCTGAAATAGGATTATACGTAAAAGTAGACCCTACTCGAATAGTATAAGATGGATTTTCTTGTCCATCAACATCAAATCTATACTGGGGCAATGGAGCTCCTGGGCTAGTAGTTTGACCTACTAGCGTAATTCCAATCCCATCTAGAGTATCAGTGACTTGTAAAGATTCTCCAGGAACAGTTTCCAAATATGTAAACCATTCATCAGTTTCGTTATAACCAGTGTAAACATACTCACCTCCGTTACCATCTACAAAAATAGTTCCCGGTTCTCCTAAAAAAGTTGTAACAGCATCTACATCAGCAGTATTTACTTGAAAATATCCAGTTAGGTAAGCATCAATCACATCTTGATTGAGTAAAACCATGTCGGGATCGATGGAAATATCAAGATCGGAGGGATCTGGTTTTAGAATACTTGCTGGGTTAATAGTTAAAATATCATCTGAATTATACCCACTTCCAGCGTCAGTAACTACAATGGACTCGATTTGACCACTATTATCAAAATTGGTTGTATTTACAGTTACTGTTGCTTTAGCATTATTAGAATCTCCTGCAGACCCAACACCATCTCGAACATTAGTAAAATCACTAAAAATGAGTTCTACGTCTTGGTATACTCCTCCTACATAATCTCTACCCAAACCAATCATATTAGATGATCCAATTCCAGTATCATTCACTTTTCCACTAAAAGTTTGTGGATTGAGATTTAATTCTTGGTATTGTTTTTTAGCAACATAATACAGTGTTTCTGTAGTTGCTTCATCCGGATCAATTTGAATATCAACTGCATCACCTTCTGCAAAATCATGTGCTCCTACAGTTTCTGCAATAGCAATAGATTCATCTACTGTTGTGATGTCAATATTAGAACTTAAATTATTAATAATGACAATTTCTGATCCAGCAGTATTAGTAAGATTACTGCTTTTTAAAATTGTTTCTCCTTCTTCATAATTTAAATAGTCTGAAAAATTACCACTATTAACTTTCACTCTTACAGAGTTCTGTTCTAAAGTTCCTGAAAGAACTGTAGAACTAGCGATTACATTGGTTGGGTCTTCAAAAAATACTAATTCTAACGTTGCTCCCTGTTCATATGTACTACTTTGGTTTAATAGAAGGTTTAAAACTGTAGAACTGGATTGAACAGAATAACCAGGTTCAAATTTATTATTGATAGATCTTAAAACAAATGTCGTCTCTTCAATAGTATCTCGAAGCAACTCTCCAGTTGCTCCAGTTGCTGGTTGAGTAATAGTATCCCCAACAAAAGAGTAAAAAGGTTGTACTGTCGTCAATACAGATGCTTTTGTTTCTCTAGATTCTAAAGAAGTAACTGATTTTCCGAAAGTTGATGAAACTACACCAGTAGCACCAAATCCTCCTGTGCCAGAATCATCAACGTAAATTTTTGAACCGACAGTAAAGTTAGGTTGAGAATCTTCAACAACTACTGAAGAAACGGAACCTTTAGAAACAGAAGCAATAATTGCAATTTCTGATTTGCCATTTTTTTGTGTTCCCGGAATAAACAGTCTCTTTACATTTCTTGGAAGAGAACTTTGAGTAACATCAGATTCGTAGTTAGACTTTACTGGCAAAGAATAATAATTTTCTCCCAAAACATATGGAAATACTGGTGTTCCTGTTTGGTCAACTGTTAAAAAGTATGCGTATACTCCATTAGGAAACTCTGGTGTTACGCAAAATCTTCCATTATTAACATCTAATCTTCTTTTTCCTGTATCTACAGTTGGTGTCCACTGATAATCGTCAACAAATGTTCCCAATGGATATGGTGCATCTACAGGACCATCTACTCTACTTACTTTAAGAGAATACCCACTCTCCATTCTAACAATATCAGAAGTGGAGTTTAATGGATTTTCAAATCCATATGGTCCGTAAATAGGATTACCGTCATACGCATAACCTAAAATGGGTGAGTGAGTTTTTGCAGCAGTAGTTTCTAGTAAAGTAGTAGTTGCAATATTATCACTTAACCTTAATCTCAATCTTCTTGGATTTGAGATTACTCCATAGTAATTTTTATTTCTATTGTAACCTGGTACAACTAATCCTCCATTGTCATCCAAGTTAGCAGTAAAATGTCTGTTCTTAACCCATTCGCGAATATTTGCAGTAGCAGTAGCATTATTTGAATTCGCATCTGGAACTACAGTAACTTGTATATTCTCTTGAGTATAAAATTTACCTCCATCTATCTTTACTAGTTCTACAATTTGTCCTTGTGGAGAAATTAATGCCTGGTATTCTGCAAACCTACCTCTACCACCAAAATCACTTATCACAACAATAGGAGGAGATGAATAATATTCACCTGGATTGACGATACGAATACTAGTAACTTCTCCTGATGTTACAATAGCTTCTAATACAGCATTTCTGCCACTAACAATCTCTACTGTAGGAGGAGAAGTGTAGTTGGTAGAATTGTCAGTGCTAATAATTTCTGTTACAGTATCTCCCGTCAATCTAGCACTCGCTTTATCATTTACACCATTAATTAAAATAAATGGAGGTCTTTGGTATCCAGATCCTCTACTAGAAATCGTAAAATTGGTGATAGGACCATATTCAATTAGATCTTCATCTTTATATCCAAATGCAATCGAACCATCAACAAAAATACCAATGTCCCTTCTAGGTGTTTTGTAAACTTCTGATGTTGTGGTTGTCTGTTTAGGAACGATTTTAAGTAATTCAGGATCTGATAATGTTTCACCGACAGATGCTGTCAAAATGCTTGTAGATGGATATGATGAGGTAGTAAAATAATATAAATCATTATCTTCATATACCGCACCTATGCCAGAAAGCACCTTCTGTAAACCCTGTCCCACACTAGGGTTTAGAGGAACTGATGGAGAGTCTCCAGTAACATTTACTTTCCAGCGATAATTTGAAGAAGAGTAATCAAATAAAATCGGATCTGCAGTTTCAAAACCAGGATTTGAAACTTGAACCCTATCGTTAATAGATGCATATGGTTCTGCAGCATCAATATCTAAATTAGTTAAAACTGCATATACTAATAAAGAAACTACTCCATCAGGAGTAACTGCCTTAAGTGTAGAATAACTAGTAACCTCATCACCAACTCCATGAGTTCTTGTGATGTTTCCGCGTTTTTTGATTACAAATTGTCTAGCATTCTTACCCTCATAAGAAATAACTTCGCTATTAATGACAACAACTCCAACAGGAGATATCCAACCAAATGTAGAATCTACTGTAATAGTATCTCCCGTAGTCATAGAGGGAGTAAGTGTTCTATTCAGAACAGTTTTTTGAGGAACCGCAAATTCTGAATTTAATGATGATGGATTAATAACTAAATTGAAAAGTTGGTCGTCCCCATCAGAATCTACAGAATAAAAGTTTTCTACAATTGCAGATGCATAATTTAGTTTAATATTATTATCCGATTGTTGGATTATTGTTTGACCCAATAACCATTGAGGATTTCCAGAAATAACTTTTGCTTGAACAACATAAGAAGATTCCCAATCAGAAACAGAACTTTTTAAAGTTTGATCTTTTGGATTGTATGTTGTAGGAACATCATCATTACTTTTATCTACAATGCTATTAAAAATAAATCTAATAGATTTGTCAGTTCCTTTTACTTTATAAAAATTAGAGATATTTTTAATTAAAGTTCTCTTGTCTACATCAGATTTGAGATATGCTTCTGGAAAAGACTCTAGGTATTGATTTTCAAATGATTTTACAATAGCATATAAAAATAGATGACTTAAGTTATCAACATTGGATGATAAATCATGAGACGTTGCTTCTTCAGAAACAAATTTTGATTTAGTATATAAATCACCAAGTTGTGTAGTACCACTAACTCCTCGGGAAACTTCTAAAAGTTCTGTACTAGTTCTTTCTTTATAAAAGCAAATCTCATTACCAATTTTAACATAACCATTTTTTAACGGGAACGAAGAGGCATCCGCAACAATAATGGTGGTATCGGTAGTATTTAAAGATGATGAAAGAGTAGTTCTCTCCTGCAACAACTTTTTCTCGTAAAAATCAACATCATAGTACGATGTTAAATTTGTAATAATGTCTAAAGGATTTCCAGGTGACTCTAAATGCTCATAGTAATATTCAAGAACTTTCTTAAAGTTCTCATATTCGGATACAATAAACCCTGGAAGTTGATCTTCGATGAGTGAAGAGATCTGTGTATTCATCTAGTTACTCTGGATATACCGTGAATTTACTATTACTAATGTCTACATCTAGATATAGACTTCTTTCTGCATTGATATCGTTACTAGCAGGTTGTACCCTAACCTGAATTCTATTATCAAAGAAACTACCAGAAACGATAGTTACATCATACAGTTTGATTTCACCTTCTACATAGTCAACTGTTCCCAAGTCATCTTTTAAAACAACTTTTTCTCCAGTCGCAGGATCTATTCTATATAGGACAATTTTTCCATCCCGATCTTCAAAATATACAGTATAAGTGGGATACTCACTAACCTTAAAACCAGTACTTTGTAGTACAGGTCCATCACAAGATTTTTTGAAAGAATTTTGAAAACATAACTCATAATAATAAGTAGAATTCATTGCAGGATAAAAATCCTTACGCAACATAATACTGGTAGTGTTTGAGTTGATAGACACATCAGATTCGTCAATCACACCAACATACTTACTATATCTAAACTTACCATTAAACTGCTCGGTTTCTGATAGTTTAGTATACTCATCTACAGCACTAATAACTTTAGATCTAATTTCTTCTGGAAATTGTGTAGTCTCTCTAGTATTATAATATACTGAACTAGTAATCTCAATATAAACTACGGAAGGATCTAAAATGTCTGCAGTGACTGATGCAACTGCATAATCTTTCAGACCTTCACTAATTTGTTGTTTTGTGAATGTTGATAGTGAAGAACCACTATTTGGCTTGATAATAATCTTTACCTTACCATATTCTGGATATCTTTCCTCTTCACCACCATATACAATGATGTCAGATACTGCTGGATAAATCTTTCTTACAATTGCTGCATAGTCTTTAGCAGTTACTGCTCTGTTTTGTGTTGCATATTGTTTCGGAGCATTGAATTTAATTTTATCAATGGATTCAATATTTGCACCACCAGAAGATTTGGAGACAGTTTCAATATTAGTGACAACTACTGGATATACTTGATCAGACTCATCAAGTAAAGTACCAGCAAAAGTAAACTGGGAAGCACCATTAGTCGCCTCACCACTTGTAATCAAATATGATACATCAACTACTTGATCATTATCTAATGCCCTGCCAATAACGTCATCACCAAAGAATAACTGATACTGTTCATCTAATGACTCATCAACATAATAAATGTTATCTTCAGAGGTAACATCGATAATAGTATCGATTTGGTTGTAATATACAAACGACGATGACGTTGGAGACTCAAATACTCTCACCCTAATAGTGCTCGTATCGGTATTTGAGTTGGATAAAATATATTGTTGCCTGGACAAAGAAGTATCAACTACAAATTGGTTTGTAATTAAACTACCTTCATACACAGATATGTTTGTGAAGAATGCCTCGTTATTTGCTACAGGTACTTTAATATCATCAATAGCAACATAACGATACAGTTTATCATCAAATGTAGTTACAAATCCCGTACCCTTCTTAAGAATAATATTAGAAGGTGCCGTACCAGGAAACGTTACTTTAAAATTAACTACTGCTTGAGGTGAAACAACAGATTTTGGTTTATATCCTAGTTGTTTCGCTAGTGTGATTACATTATCTCTTAAAGTAGCAGACTCTAGAAACAACTCATTCGTCACCATATTGGTGTTGAATGCAGTATAGTATGTATTATATGCTAATACATCTAATAGGTTTGCCCATACAGAACCTTCAAAATCAAAATCAGTAAAATCTGACTTTGATCTCAAGTAATCCTTGAGTTCGGTCTTGATATCGGTAAAATCTAAATTACTAACCTGAACGTACTTCATTATTGAGTTCTCTGCAGAAGGAAGTTAATTTGTAGTGGTGTAGTGTCTTCACGACCACGAATCTCAAATTCAAAATTTACATCAAATGCATTATCAACAAAGTTAGGTTCTACTGTCAACCCAACTACGTTCACTCTTGGTTCGTATTTACGAACAGTGTCATTAATCTCATTCTTAATAAGTGCTGCCACGCCAAAATCTAGTTGTTCAAACAACAACTCCGATAATCCAGATCCCAAATTTGGTTGAAAGGGACGCTCGCCAGGAACAGTCATTAGTAAATTGATAATTGACTGTTTGATTGCAGCATCCTCTTTGGATACTTGTAAATCACCAGTAATCGGATGTGGTTTAAAATTAACCTTTAAATCCTTAAAAGGAGCGAGATCTGGCACAACAGGACACTTTTATTTTTATTTAGTAGTCTTTTCCTGCTTCTCTTCTTTTACCTTCTTTAAAAATTTATCAGAATCAACTTGAGTGATTAATGTCATACCACTTTTGATAAAATCTTTACTTTTATCTGTTGGTGAGTTACCCATTGTATTCTCCTGTAGTTTATATTATAATTTATTAAAAAAAGGGGGTAATACCCCCCACTAAATCAACCCCGACCTTGACCGCGATACTTCTTCCTTGCTTTGTTACGTGAAGTCGCAGCGTACTTGGTGTTCTTTCCCATACCCTGACGTGTACGCTTGGGGTGTGGATCGATCGTGATTTTGCTGGTCAGACTTGGACGACGTGCCATGAGTTTTAGTGTGAACTACCGTTATTATACCACAAAATTAACCGCCTGCCAATACCGAATGAGATCCTTGTGCCAAAACTGCAACACCACCAGGACCAAGACTTTTTAGAGTATCACCGATACGTGCTGCTGGTCTCTTATTTACAAAGATGGTTTTAGATCCTTTTGAAATCTGATCAATATGGGGAGATTTCTTTGGACAGATATGTGGTGCAGTTACATCCCCCACTTGTGCAGCAGGTATCTTATTAACTAATACTGTACCTACAGTGCTTGCAATGGGTACTGGATGCCAACACCCATGCCCACTCTCGAAATCGCCAAGACGACTCATTCCAGATCCTACCATTAGAACTTTGCCTCCTCTCCCGGTAATGCTCTCTTCTGTCTATTTATTCTATACTTAATACGTTCGCCATGTGGTGTCCAATTATTATCAACATCCATATATGCAGGAAATACCCAAGTATATGGTGGACATGTACTAGTTACAGTAATCGTAAAGAATAATCGCTCCACTTGTATTTGTGAAGGTTTCATTGACCACATATAACTACTATTCACTGATGCTTGTTCTGCAGCAGCAGAACCTCTAGTTATGGCAGCAGCACCTGGACCCACCTCATTCATACTGATGGGCAGAGTTCCGCTCCCCGGTATATTCTTCTGTACGCTAATTCCTTTATCTCTCGGAAACCCTGGAGTCTTTACAATACCAACACCACCCTGTCGTGAAGCACCTCGGATATTATCTCTAACTAATGGAGTTTCTTTACCTTGATATAATTCAGAGAATCCTGCATCTCCATCCCAAAAGTATTTCTCGGTAACATACCCTGTTAACGGTATAGGTAACACTAAAGTAGGTACTGGACCTGATGTAATATCAAAATACTTTATATAAGGTTCACTATAGATTGGCATAGACATCTCTGGAATGTTCCCTGCACCGCCCCGAGACATCAATACGGTTACACCTACCCCAGTACGCCCAGCACTGCTTCCAGGGGCAATACTGATGCCTGTGATCATCTCTGGTGATGGTTGGGTGAGAGAAAAGGGTGTGCCTCCAGGACATACTAGATTACCCTGCGCCGTAATCGGAACAGGGTTGATGTTTTCGTAGATATTTAATGATATGCTTTCTCGAAATGTACCAAACTGCCCTACACCAGGACTTGGTAAGATCTCCCACATACCACCAACATTAATGAAACCTGGACCTGGTACTAGTACTGCCATTACTTCTCTAACTTCTGTAAGCGTATCTCTATATCATCAAAGAATTCCGTGATCTTCTCATGCTTCTCTGATCCGGGACGCTTATACATGAGTTGAGGAGATTTTAGACGCTCAACCTCTTGCTTTAGCACATTGATCTCCTCTAATGCATACTCAAGCACTTGTTCAACTGTCAGATTGCTCTTCACTGGGTTCGACGATTTCTTTGAGTAGTTCAAATCTTACATCCTCTTTCTTTGGGTTCTTAAAGTTCTCGGCAGCTCGCTGCTCAAACTGCTCACAGAAATCATCGAACTCATTCAATACTTCTGCTTGCTTATTCAGATAGTTATCGTAATCTTTCATAACTCGACTATTTTGACCTATTTTTTCTGGGGGAAATTTTTTCGATTTCCTGGAAATATTTATCTCGTTTGGGTAACACTTTGTAGGTTAGGAAGAAGGTACTTTTTTGGTACGGCGGGACGCCTAGGGGGCGATGGGGGGCATAATACAGTCCTCCCCCCCTGTGCTATACTGTCAGACCTTACCCTTAGCGAAGCTCTTGCCCTGCTCTGCTGTTCCTCTGGTGCTTCGATTGCTGCTCCTCACGCTGGCCCTGGTTGGGAGGGCAAAGGATTTGCCTGCAGCTACTCTGGTCATGGTGAGTTGATGGCGACGTGGTGGGACGGGTGCCAACTTGG